AATTTTAACTTTATGTATATTTTTCACATTTTTGTCTTTGTTTTATTTGTTTCTAATTTGTTTCTAATTTTGTTTCACATTTTTATTAAAAACTTACACAATTCTAATTTGTTTCTAATTTGTTTCTAATTTGTTTCTTTTTTCCTTTTAAAACAAATTTGTTTCTAATTTGTTTCAAAAAAACAAACTTAAAGCGAATTTATATGATATTGTATAACACATGTCTCTAAAAATTACTAATAGTAGAGTAGTGAATTTTTACAAAGCTAACCCAGGCCAAGATATTGATAAGAACAACTTATTTTTGGTTGAAATGATTGAAAACATCAAGGAAAATATCGAGAATGGAATTAATACTAATGAAACATTACAATATCTGGATAATTTTAAATCTATTGTTGATAATAACTTTAAGGATTTGGAAAATAAAGTAAACGATAACAATCTCTCCAATGAAATTAAAGCATTGGATTCTAAAATCCAGCTACTTAATAAGGATACAGAGCAGCTATCCGAAATTAAGAACATGGTAAGCTCTCAAAAATATAACCTGACAAAGGAGATAGAGGCAATGATGAAGAACTCTGAAAATAGTAACATTATCAGTATTGGAGAGATAATTGATAAAAAACATGCTGCTATTGTTAATGAGATTTCAACAGAATTATCAAAAGGTAGTAGAGATAGCAATAACGCTTTGTCTGCAACACTCAACAATCAATTACAAGAACGATTTAATGATATTAAAAAGGAAACTGATAAAATAATCAATTCTGATAGTTCCAATAATATTAGCGTAATTGAGAATTATTTCAACAAACTAAATGATGCGTTTACTATCTCAGAGACAAAGAACGAAAGCGATAGAAAGCATAATATTGAGCAACAACAACTTGTTACTACAAGTCAAAACGAACTCTTATATGAGAAGCTAAATAACACAATCAAACCATCATTAGAGAGAATTGACCAATACATCGATACCCAAACAACTAGTAATTCCAGTAGAAAAGGAAGTAATAGCGAAATGAAATTGGAGACAGTTCTTAATAAATGCTTTCCTAATTCCAGCATTGAAAATACCTCAGGTATGGCACACTGCGGTGACTTTCTAGTTAAATATAAGAGCTCATCCTTCTCATTTCATACAGACTCTAATAGTTATATTCCTGTTATTGTTGAAAACAAATGTTACAAAGACAATGTAAAGGAATTAGAAGTAACTAAATTCATTGAAGATGTAAAAGCAACTAATAACCACGGAATTTTTCTTTCTCAAACAAGCGGAATCGCAACCAAAAACAACTTTGATATTGAATTTGAGGGAACTAATGTATTGATTTATATTCACAACGTACAATACGATGAACATATTATTGTGTCTGCGTTCAAAATTCTAGAAGCAATTTTATCTAAAATCAACCTCAACAATTCTGGAGAAAATATTCCGAAGGAGAAGATTCAGGCTATTCGGAGAGAAGTCCAAGAATTCATTCAGATCAAGAGTTCATTGATTAAAGATTCAAATGATATTATTAATATTGTTAAAAAGAACCTTATTTTCAATATTGAAAAATTACAGTTTCCAAACCTTTCGTCTTTGGTCAATATCACTACTTCAGCACCAACACATGAACACGTTTGTAACGTATGTGGAGAAACATTCGCAACAAAACATTCACTGGGTAGTCACAGAAAGAAACATACATCGAAAACAAAAACAAACAGCGTTATAGATGTAAATACCTCTTCATAAAAAAAGTCTATACAACATAATTACCACAGTAATATAAACAAAATTTTGATTATATTTATCTGCAAATGTTCCAAATGATTGTTCTTCCTTTGTACACATTATACAACCCCCAAATAGAACCTTAAATATTATTTGCGTAAGCGATAGTGTTGTCAATAATATTATAATACTCCTATTTTGTATAAAAACACCTAAATATATAGAGAGAAATAGGAAAATATGCGACAAATCAATAATCTTATTGTTGTCTGTTAATAATGCGAATGTAAAAATAATATGAATTAACATAATTCCATATATATAACATTTTTCATATCGGTTTACCTGTTCATTTCTCAATATGTATAAAAACACCGCGTCTATAATTATTGTAATTAATATCATCAAAAACTTATGAAAATTATCCATATAGATTAATTGATATATAAAAGTTGTTCTAAAAAGAAAAGAATTATACGAATAAAAATTGATTTAAACTGGTTACAATAATTTTAAATCACTATGAATAGGATTTTAGTTATTAGCTCTCTTCTATGGATTATTCTCCATTACATAATTCCACACATATATGTGAAATTATGTGTTCCATTAACACCCTTAGGTTTTATTCAATCCATTATTATTTCAACAACACCACACTGTGAAGCTCTGCGATACTCACTCTATGTTTCCGGAGATAATATTAAATATATGTGGATAACTATAGGAACATACATTTTATCATTTATCTCAAATAGATTAAGTGCCAGAATTCCAAAATAAATCCGTTATGTTAAAACTTTAATTTAAACCTTATAAAATAAATAGAGTAGAAAAATACAGTATAACAAACCGCAATATAATACGTCAATATTTTTCTTGATTCGTAATTAACACAAAATCCATTGAATTCGAGAAAAGGATCAATCATATTAAAATTATCATTACATAGTCGGTTTTCTAACATACTAATAAAACAGCCATCAAATATAATATATAAAGATACGATAATTCCATAGTATATTATAGAACATATAACTAGTGGGCCATCACAGAACATTATAATAAATATAAATGCTACTGGCATTGCAAAATGATAGCTTCTTATCATCACGCCGAGAGAATACTCAGAAATACCGGTTTTTCTACATATTAATTCAAGTATATCGATGAATTTTTTTCTCGTAGATTTTGATACTAGCATTATATTAATGTGTGTATTTTTTATTAAATAAAAAACGAAATATATATTTATGTATGGTATCCTTATCTGAAAATCAAGACACACCCGATGAAAAAATTACCGATGAAAAAATTACCGATGAAAAAATTACAGATGAAGAGGGTGACATGGTTAAGAAAGATATTTCTTTTAAAGAACAATTAGATGTATTAAATATCCACATATTAACAAACTATCCTTTTTACATTATCACAATAATATGTATCTTCATATTATCTCGCAAATCAACTAATAAACGTAACTATCTTGTTATGTTATTCTCTCTTGTATATATCGCATTTGCGGGCTATTTTATTCATATCATAGCACACAATATACATTATACAGAAATGTATGATAATTATCCTGTAATATATAAAAATATTGCCGTATTAGATAAATGTATCCGTAATTTTACTTGGTTCTTAGATTTCCACCACATAACTCATCACAACACGGAAATCAATAAACAGCCTAAATACCAACTCCTAGAAGCCATCAACAATTTTATAATGCAGGGTGCCATCGGCGTCTGTGCTGGCACTCTTTATAACATGATGGATTGGCGTATGTTCATATTCTGGGGGGTATTCTATGCTTCATTTCACATTATAAACTACACTTACTATGAACCAACTGTCCATAGCGATCACCACCGCGATATTAACTCTAATTTCGGTATTGATATCTTTGACATTATAATGGGGACCAAACAAAACTGGTCTGATGTCGAAAACTACAATCATTATTCATTTAATATGATAATAATTACAATTCTATTTTACTTTATCATATAATAGTATATGTTATATACCGAAACATTGGTCTACATTGTCTACGTGTATTCATTCATTGTTATATTTATTAATGTAAATCCTAGTATTATTAATATATTGTTGTTCTTTACCTACTGCTTCTATACTACTTGGATTATTGGAACCGGATGTAAACACATCTCAATAGTTGAATATAGTCCCAAACTTATTATAACCGCACAATACTCCCTCTTCTGTACAGCGTGCTATTACCTTATTCATATATCCTGGAATAAATACAAAAACAATATTTTCTACCGTTTCGCACTCGCAATGCTACCCTTAATATATACACTAAATATCAAAATTGCCGAGAAAATATTCAATTGTGGACAATACCATAATTACAATACAGCGTATCTAATCTATTTTTTAATGATCGCAATTAATTTAATAATTATAAAAATATTCTATTCTAATAATGGACTGTTGTAAAACGAAGAAAAAAACGTGTAAGAGAAAGGAGGATGGCAAGATATTCTCTCTGCCCAGAAAATTTACGCGGAAACGTTGCCTCACAGGAGCGAATGGGTTTACTATGCGCAGCTCTTGCGCTCCGTATAAATATTGTAACCAACAAAAGGGTGGTGGGAGACAACGATGTATCTCTGTAGTCAATATGAACGGAATTACCGGTGTCATAAAACTGAAGAGTGGTAAAAATGGATGTACCATTAAATACGATATTAATGGTCTAGCGGACGGAAAACACGGCTTCCATATCCATAAGTGCGGCGATATGACCAAGGGGTGCGAGACCGGATGCGAACATTTTAATCCATTCAACAAGAATCATGGTGGGCCTCACTCGCAGGAGAGGCACGCAGGCGATTTAGGAAATATTATCTCTATAAATGGAATATCTAAAGGTAGTATCACTGTAAAAGACATCTCGTGTGACCCTAAAACGAAGATATCAATCGTTGGAAGAATGTTTGTCATCCATGAGGACGAGGACGATCTAGGAAAGGGAGGGGATGAAGAGTCGTTGAAAACAGGAAATGCGGGAAAACGCATTGCTTGTTCTATTATAGGGCTCGTGGAGTAATCACCAAAGGTATATATGGCTAAGTATTTTAGCATTATAGTATCCACCCGATTTATCAATCTCCTTTTTAATGGCCTCGCCTCGCAGAGGTGTCCCACTATGCCTGTTAAAATATTTGCGCATTCTATTTCGTGTCTTGTGATTGTCCTTTGCGTAGAGCTTTAATGGGGTTCTGTCCTTGTATTGCTGATAACCCAACCCACCAAAATGTATGACGCGTGTCTTCTTTGTCACCCTATCCTCCACGACTACGGTATATTTTTTACCGTCTCTCTTGCTCTTTTCGAATTTAAGGATTCGCTCTTTCATATTTGGTTTTCCACCACCTATTTTTATAGTCTTTTTATTTGGAATTCTGGGATTTTTACTCAATTTTAACGCCTTACTGTTAGGCTTACACCCCTCCACAAGTATCGTGGCGTCCACTTTCGCCGCCGGTCCTCCCGATACCGCGCTATATAATCTCGCATTTCCCCACGAATGTGCTGTCTGATTCGGTCTGGAACCAGCGGAATAATACGCTCCTTGTCCCTTCTTTACTATTTTAGCAAGAGCCGACCTTTTACATTTAGTCTTTTTACTCAATTCAAGAATACTAATCGGTTTATTCTTATCCAAATCATATAATTCGATTGCCTTGCTCGCCCAGCTCGTCTTGCGACTCTTAAAACCGGCAATTTTCCTTCTCGTGTGGTATTTCCCCTTCTTATACGCACGACGAGACCTTTTTAATTCGATTGTTGCCTTCTCTTTTGATTTATTAGAGAGATGGAGCGGGACATAATTCTGTGGAATCCGCCTCATTATATATATATTCATTACAAGAATATCCAGTTATTTCACAACAAAACGGAATTGTTGTTTTCCCCCTATAATGAATACAATTTACATCTTGACAAGAACCCTGCGTTGCCATGAATCGTGAAGCCATATGGTCGTATATAACACCCTGAACACAACCTTTTTCTCCATTTATATTTACCATCCTATAATGTAGTCGTTTGACATCGCTCAGTTGGGTTACAAGAAGGATAACTTTAAACATTCCTCTCATCATTCATATTTAATTATGAATACTTTTATATGGATTGTTGTAAAATTGTTAATCTCACTATTCAACAGACAATTTTAATTGTGAACGACATTTCAGAGGGAGGAAACGGCTAAAGTAATTCACAAAAATAATGACGCTAACGATATTAAACGCGTGTGAAATATAAATTCACTTACAAAGTGAGACAAATATATACGATATCATTAATAAAAGGAAGGATACATTCCATAATTTATTATACATATATATTAATGACTTATCTTCTGGCTATTACCGGAGTGTTAATTATTATTGGATTGCTATATTACAACAATAGATTATATGAATCCTTCGATAGCGAGACTTCAAAGCCACCCAAAACAGCAAGCGAACCAGAGCCTACCATATCAAAGCCCGCGTTATCCGAACCGGCCGATTACGTCCCTGGTGATTCTATTGATGAGACCCCCAAAAAACCTACAATAACCAATCAACTCTCTTTATACAAGGCATATATGGATACAAACTGTAAGAATAACTACTGCTGTGAGGACGGAATGA